GATATGCTCCCAGCAGATGATGACGACCCGGAAGATACCGACATGACTGACGACCCGGAAGATAACGACATGGATCTAGAAGAAATCATTAGAGAACTAGAAGAAGATTTAAATGCAGATGACGCTGCAGAAGAAGAAGAAGACGTAGCTGATATCAACGCAGGAATGTATGAATCTACTAGTTCAATTGAAGAACTCATTGAAGCAATCTTAGCAGAAGAAGAAGAAAAAGTAGAAGACGAAGACAAAGTAATTGGCGAAATGGCTCATGCTAAAGATGAGGCAAAAGATGAAAAAATGAACGCCGAGCTTAAAGAAGCTTATAAAACAGTAACTCATCTTAAAAACGTCATCAATGAAGTTAATCTTTTAAATGCAAAACTTCTTTACACAAACAAATTGTTCCGAAATTTTGAGTTGAGCGAATCACAAAAAATGAAAGTGATCGAAAACTTTGACAGAGCGGCTAACACAAGAGAAGCAAAACTAGTATTTAGTACTTTAGCAGAATCATTCCAAACGCGAAAAGCAGGGAAGAAAATTGTTAAAGAATCAAAATCATTGGCATCTCGACCAGTAGCTACTACTGCTCCAAGCAAACAAACAACTCAGGTATTAACTGAAGGCTTCGAACAAGCCAACCGTTGGAAGAAACTAGCGGGTTTAATTTAATTTTAAAAAAGAAAAAGGAAAAGAAAAATGAGTCTTAATTCATTATTACAAAGCCCTGACGCTTCTCAAAGAACTGCTGTGAAAGCACACATTTCTAAATGGGAAAGAACAGGTCTATTAGAAGGTCTTAAATCAGAGACAGAAAAAGCCGGAATGGCTACATTGCTTGAAAACCAAGCAAGACAATTAGTAAAAGAATCATCTGCTACAGGTACAGCAGCAGGTTCTGAGGAATGGGCAGGAGTTGCTCTTCCATTGGTACGAAGAATCTTTGCTGAATTTGCAGCTAAAGAATTTGTATCAGTTCAACCAATGAACTTGCCATCAGGTCTAGTATTTTACTTAGACTTTAAATATGGTACAGCTCAACCAGGATTTGACGATGACAATTTAGATGTAGCTGGTACTGGACACCCATTCGGTTCTCCAGAAGCTGACGATTCAATGTTTGGTGTAACTAATACATCAGGTGATCCATCAGGTGGTCTTTATGGCGCAGGTCGTTTTGGATATTCTATTCCAGACGTATCAGTAGCTTTAGCAGCCACAGCTGCAACTACTGGTTCAGCCGGCGGTCCTAATGCACCCACAAGTGCATCATTAAACTTTGATTCACTATACACTGCAAATTCTACGCAGTATATGGCATTAACAGTGAATGTACCAACTAATGCTGATAAATTAGCTGTTAGATCATTTACATTGGCATCTGGATCAGGTAATACAGAAATCATTCCAGTACAAGCATTCTCAACTATTGACGCTAACTTTACTGCATCATTTGTTGTAACTGCTTCATTAGCTAATGCAATCCAATCGGCAATCACTGCCGGCAATTTGGATCTTAGATATAGCAAACAACCGACGGATATTACTAGAGGTGACTTTGAAGATGCTAATCCATTTAAAGGTAGTACCGGCGGAACGTCTGGTATTAATGAAGGTACAGATCTTGATATTCCAGAAGTTAACTTGGAACTTCAGTCTGAGCCAATCGTTGCTAAGACAAGAAAACTAAAAGCTGTTTGGACTCCTGAGTTTGCTCAAGATCTTAACGCTTACCACTCAATCGATGCTGAAGCAGAATTGACTTCAATGTTGTCTGAGTATGTGTCAATGGAAATTGATTTAGAGATTCTTGATATGTTGATTTCTTCTGCTCCAACTACTGAGTATTGGTCAGCAGTAAACAACGAGTTCTGGAACGGTACATCATTCGACACTGCAGCAGCAGTTGGCGCTGGTGGGTTCTATAACACTCAAGGCGGATGGTTCCAAACTCTTGGTACTAAACTGCAAAAAGTTTCAAATAAAATTCATCAAAAAACATTGCGTGGTGGTGCTAACTTCTTAGTAACATCTCCAGCAGTGGCAACTATCCTAGAATCTATTCCTGGATTTGCTGCAGACACAGATGGAAACAAAATGGAATTTGCAGCTGGTGTACAAAAGATTGGTGCAATCAATAACCGTTACACAGTTTACAAAAACCCATACATGAAAGAGAATGTAATCCTAATGGGATTCAGAGGAGCACAATTCCTTGAGACTGGAGCAGTTTTCTCTCCATACGTACCTCTTATCATGACTCCATTGGTATACGATCCGGTAAACTTCACTCCACGTAAAGGTGTTATGACACGTTACGCGAAGAAAGTAGTTCGTCCAGAATTCTACGGAAAAGTATATGTCAAAGGATTAGAGACTATTTAATAATTAACTAGTTAAATACAGTTTAATTTAAATAATTAACAATTGAGTTTAAAAGGGATGGCTTCGGTCATCCCTTTTTTACTGTTTTTGATATTTATATAAAAAAGAAATAATATGGCAGTTCCAAGAATAAAATATGAAATGTATTGTGATATTCGATACGAAGGTAGGCTTATAGATGTATTAGATCGTTTACGAGCAATACGTTTAGTTTTAATGGTACATATAGAACAAGATCTGGGCGCTAAAAAAGAATTAATTAAAATTAAAATTCTAACACCATATCCGCCAAGACAAACATTTGATGCAATTCGTCAAATAAGTTTAGGTAAAATAGAAACATTAACGGATCTATCTTATCGACAATCAACACTCACAAAATTAAGTTAACAAAGTTATAATATGGCAACAAACAAATCCAAGACCCCTCCAAAGAACGATATAAAATTTTCAATATCATTATCGGCAGAACAAAAAATTGCAAAGTCTAAAATATTAACAACACCATTTAATTTTATACTAGGTAAAGCTGGTAGTGGTAAAACATTATTAGCAGTTCAGGTAGCATTAGACAAATATTTTAAGCGTGAAATAGATAAGATTATAATTACCCGACCAACCGTATCTACAGAAGATAATGGATTCTTACCTGGTTCATTAGAAGAAAAAATGAGCGAATGGTTAGTTCCAATTCGTAGCAATATGAGAAAGGTATATAATAAACCGGAACTATTAGAAAAAATGGAAAAAGAAGAAAATATTGAATTAGTTTCGTTAGCACACTTCAGAGGACGTACTTTTGATAATTGTGTATGTATTGTAGATGAATTTCAAAACTTAACTAAACAACAACTACAAATGGTATTAAGTAGATTAGGAAAGGGGTCAACTATGATATTATGTGGAGATCGATATCAGATTGATTTAAAATTTAGAAACGATTCAGCAATACATGATGTTCCAAAAATCAAAGAATCAAAGTATGTAAATGAAACTATTTTAACAGATAATCATCGACATGAATCTTTAGAAGAAATTTTGAACCTTCTAAATGAAAAGTATTGATATTTATTATAAAGGATATTAATGGACTACTCAGAAAATAAACCAATTTGGCCCGGAAGCTCTTCATTTAGCCCCGGAAAAACGCCGTTTGGTTTCTTTGATACTGATATATCATTTCAAACAGAAGCTGACAGCTTCGCAATATATGCAGCAAATAATGTCGGATATCCAATTATGGATGTTGAATTAATAGATATAAATTTCTATACTGCATTTGAATCTGCTGTTATTGAATATTCTAATCAAGTAAACCAAATTAATATTGTTAATAACTTAATAAATACATTAGGAGTGCAGACCGGGTCTGACTTTTTAACCAATGACGGATTCACCGGTGCATTAGTTGGTGGTAATTTAAGTTACATAACCAGATTATCAAAAGCATATGGAATGGAAGCCGATTCTGGCGGAGATGTTCGTTGGTATAGTGCGTCAATTGATGTTGTTAATGGTAAGCAGACATATAGTATTAGAGACGCAGTTTCTGCATCATTAGGAATAGATGTAACAGATAATAATGGCGTTGAAATACGTAGAGTTCTTCATGCACCACCACCTGCAATTGTTAGGTACTTTGATCCATTTGTAGGAACAGGTATGGGGTCTCAGAACATGATGGATGCTTTTGACTTTGGTGGATTTTCTCCTAGTGTAAACTTTATGATGATGCCATTACATATGGATTTATTTCGTATACAAGGTATTGAGTTTAATGATCGTATACGTAAATCAGCATTTTCTTTTGAGATTCATGGCGATGATATTAAATTATATCCAGTACCAGGAACACAGGGTACTATATCTACACCATTTTATGACAGAGTTTGGTTTGAATTTGTATATGAAAAAGATAAAACCAACAGTGGGGTGTTATTTGGGAATAGCGCACTTCTAAACGGTGTTGTGTCAGACGCATCTAATATACCATATTCATATCAAAAATACGCTAACATTAATGATATGGGCCGTAGTTGGATATATAGATATGCCAATGCGGTTGTCAAAGAGACATTGGGATATGTACGTAATAAATATTCGTCAGTTCCAATTCCAAATGGAGAAGTAACACTTAATGGTGCTGATTTAGTATCACAAGGACAATCTGAAAAAGAATCATTAATAACACAACTTAGAGAGTTTTTAGACAAGTTAACTAAAGAACAAATGTTAACAAGACAAAACACAGAAGCAACACAACAAATGGAAATATTAGGAAAAGTTCCATTGAAAATATACATAGGATAGGAGGCATATTATGGCATTGTTTGGAGGTCAGCGGGATGCTAAGTTTTTAGCCTCAATTAATTCAGAACTAATCAACGCCATTATTGACACAGAAATTGAATTTTATAAATTAGTTGTTGAATCGTCAAATTCTAATTTATATGGCGAGTCTGAATCTAAATCATATTATGATTCTATATTAATTCCATGTTTGATTACTAAAGACGATAAAAATTCTAATATGGATGATTACGGACATACATATACTCGTACCTCTAAATTTGCAATCGCTCGCGATATTCTAGTAAAGGCAGACTTTTATCCAGAAGTAGGTGATATTGTTTTTTGGGATAATGAATATTTTGAATTAGACAATGTAGATGCAAATCAATACTTTGTAGGAAAAAATCCAGAAACATGGCCTAACGGATCCGACCATGGATATAGTGTATCTGTTGTTGTTGATGCTCATGCAACTAGACAAACACCGCAAGGTATTTTAGATATGCGTTTTGGTGGTAATAATAATTCACCAGCATATAAAGGAGACTGATGCCAAGATATAATAAAAAAAATATCGATCGAAAGACAAATAAACCAAATCCTGACAGAACAGAAGGATTGGGGGCTGATCTAATCTTAAATAGAGCGGAACAGACTCGTCGTGATGATGATGTGGTTCGAAGTGCTTCTCGAACTATATATGATATTGATTATGCTATAAAATGGTATATTGAAAATGAAATTGAACCTCAAATTACTACAAATAAAAATTTAATATCAGTTCCTACTATTTTTGCTAATGGTGAAAAATGGGATAATGTACGAAGATTGGGGTATATTCGAGACGAAAAGGGAATGTTACAATCTCCATTATTGATGCTTAAACGAAATTCAATGACAGAACGTGATAATAGAAAAGGATTAGATGTTAACAGAACATTAACTGATAATCGTTTGATTTACCGATCTAGATATAATAGTAAAAATAGATATGAAGATGAACTATTTCCTATACCAACAAATCCCAAACAACATTCACAAAAAGTATATGTAGTCGATATTCCTAAATATATTACTGTTGAATATGAACTAATGCTTTGGTGTGACTTTACTACACAAATGAATGAGTTGGTAGATCAGATATTACCATATGGTAGATTTGCTTGGGGAAATGATCAAAACCGATATGAAACAATAATTGGTAACGTTAGTTTCGAAACTGTTAATACAGTTGGTGAAGATCGTTTGGTTAGAGCCACAATACCACTAACTGTATACGGAACATTATTATCAGAACACGAAACAAAAATATCCACATTGAAAAAAATGTATTCGGTAAAGAAATTAGTATTCCAAACAGTTGTCGACATTGATAGCAATATATTTGAAACTACAAAAATTCCTATTCAATTATTAAGGTCATCACAAACTATTGCCGGTGGTGGTACTGTAATAGTTAATGGATCTGGTGGAAGTAGTACAACAATAGATGGTAATGTGTTCACATATTTAACTACATTAACAGACAAACCTGCAACTTATGTATCTGCTACTACAGTAACCGTAAATGCAAAACCAGCAATTAATCCAACCAATCTACAATTTGCAAATGTAAATGAGTTTGATGTATATATTAACGGACAGTATATTGATAGTAGTGGATATACATGGACACCGAATGATAATGCAACTCAAACAATAGTATTCGATACTGGTGTATTAGGTTATGATATTATAAATTCAGATGCAATTATTATTAATGGGAGATGGCAATAATGTCTAGACAAATTAGACCAGGACAAATCCAAACGGGGTCTTTATATAATATATCCTCATCATTTGCAGTAACATCATCATATGCATTAAATACAGAGTCAACATTTCCATTTATAGGCAATGCTCAAATTACCGGTTCGTTAGATATTAATGGTACTGGCGGAGATATATTTCTTATTAAGTCGTCTAGTATCAGCGTTTTAACAGTAGAAGAATCTGGTGCTGTGACTATAACTAACGATGCACCAACAATGTTTTTAATTAGAGACACGTCATTTGCTCCAATATTAGCAGTGTCAGGAAGTGGTGTAGTAATATTTGCAACACAATCACAAGAACTAGCAAACCCAGCACCGTTTGGTGCAATATATTTTACATCATCAAGTTTATTTGTAGGATTAGATTAATTTAACTACATATATATTTATATAAAAAGAAAATAGGAAACAATACATGGCAAATTGGAAACAGGTTGTAGTCTCAGGCTCGGCAATCTCACAACTAGATAATGACTCTGGGTATTTAACATCTGGGACAATCGGTGTACCTAATAGCTATGCAACAGCATCATTTAATGGAACTCATTTAATTGCTAATACCGCAACATCATCTCTATCTTTTGCATCTTCATCAGGAGAAGGTCTAAATATTTCGGCAAATGCTACCTCAGACACATTGACGTTTGGATTGAGTGCAGTACCAAATGCATCATTAGCAAACAGCACGATAAGTGGAAAAGCTTTAGGAACCAATCTAGATGATCTTACGATAGGAAACGGTTTAGCAGCATCTTCGGCATACAACGGATCCGCAGCCCAAACAGCAGCAGTAGGAGCAGGTACTCACATCACAGTTAACACT